AACTAAATTCCCTAGTCTTACGGGAAATTGAAAAAGAATAACAAACAAACAAACTAAACTTCAGTCGTTCCGTCCTCCCACAAATTGCGGAAGTACTCGGGTGACATACCCGCTGTGCACAAGGCGTTCAAAAGAAGGTTCGGATCGAACTCCTTAGGCGCCTCAAACCATAACCGACAGAAACGCGTTAACTCATCTGGCGGGTAATCCCTCATCCACAACCCCACTCGATCAAGATAAGATTTATACCTTTCCTCGAACTTCGCGGACTTCGCGTCCAACGGCCGGGACAGCGCCTCCACGGCCCGCAAGGGATCAGGAATCGCGTGCACCGTACGTTTATCGTCGTCAATCAGATAGAGCGTGGAACAGAAGTAGGGCAACCGAGTCGAAACAAGCCGTTGTTCGAGGACTTTAACCGGAATGTTAAAGATCTCGGCATAGATGCCGGCCAGCTGTTGATAGTTTATATCGGCGTCACCGTCATAAACCATGAGATTATCGTCGCCACGAACCACCGCGTACCTCGGCCTCGACGGCGCCGCACGCGATGCCATAACGCAAGAGTAAAGACCGTTACCTATGGCCGTTGTCGCGTCACCGGACTTACGCTGGCCTCCAATAATCATCTTAATACCCAAAAGCAGGCTACGCACGGTCGTCACCTGGTGACCCTCGGACCACAAACGGACGTCACCTTCGCGCAAACCCAAGTCTGCGAACACAAGATCCTCGAATTCGCGCATACGACTTTCCTGAGACTTGTCGAACTCCGACGCATCGATCGCCAGATACTGCAGATCGGTATCGCCGAACGGATGAACGCTAGTAATAAACCCAGTAACGTCGTCCGGATCACCCAGCAAACCGAGATGAATGTTTGGACCGAGTATAGACAGAAGCCTTTCCTTAACATCAGCAAAGATAGAACTCCAAAACGCGTTGACGTAAGTATCGTGGTAGACAATCGTCTGAAACTTCGTGTACTTCGTGTCTGCATTCTTGTCGACTGTCGGCTTCGACTGAGTCTTAAGCATCAGATTATACTCATCGACGCGGAAGTCCTCGAAAAGAGTGCCATATTCGGCCAAAAACTGCTCAACCCGCTTGATTTTCTCGGGCGTAGCGCGATCCAGCCAGC